AAGACTCAGTGACATTAAGGGATTACTTCGATAGTAGATTAGAAAGTGTAGAAAAGGCTACCGAGCTTGCGGCAAAAACGTTGGAAAAAAGGCTCGAAGGAATGAATGAGTTCCGGGAGGCGCTTAATAATCAGGCTACCATGTTTGCCACGCGGTCGGAGGTAGATATCCAGATCAAAAAATTCGAAAAACAGATTGAAAAAACCGAAGACGATATACGTATGCTGAGAGAGTCAAAGGCAATGCTTGAAGGCAAGGCTTCGCATTTGTATGTCACGATAACCTTAGTTGTGGCATTATTGGGTTTGTTTGTTTCATTTATGTCAATGATAACCAGAATAAGACAGATAATTCCTTGATTAGAATGGGACAGGGCCGCAAAAATAGATCAATAGAATTTCAATACGGTCTCGTAGATAAGCTTCTTCTTGGCAATATAAAACGCGACCTTGAAGAAAAGCTCTCGCGTCAACAGCAAGTTGAATTCGAGAAATTGTTAATGACCGGCAATGTGGTAGAAGTAAGAAACGAAAAAGAAACAGGAAAATTATTTGTATGAAAGATAAAATATCATGGTTGAAATCAACGAGGCTAAAGTAAATACACCGTGTACGGCTTATAACGCTATGGCTTCTCAGTGGTCTTTGATAGACGATCTTCTGGGCGGCACGGAAGCGATGACGGATACAGTAAAGGTCTTAAATTATCTTCCCAAATTCGACAAGGAAAACGATAAGCACTATAATGCAAGGGTAAATAATTCAATTCTTTTCAGCGCCTACGCAGATACTGCCAAGAGCATTTGCAGCAAGCCATTCAGCAAGCCGGTTACGGTACAGGGTAAATTGCCTGAACCGCTAAATGAAATCGAGGATGATGTTGACGGTCAGGGCAAGAGCTTGATGCAACTTGCGAAAGAAATTTTCTTCGAGTTTATCAATCGGGGCATAGGGCATATTCTCGTGGATTATCCTACTACGGTAAATGAGAACGGAGAAAAGCCAAACTTAAAGCAGGAACGATCTGCCGGATTCAGGCCCAGATTCATTCATATCAAGCCGAGCCAGTTGATAAGCTGGCAGACCCAGAAAGATTCAAGCGGCAAGCCGGTGTTGTCGAGAATCCGAATAACCGAATCGCAGATGGAGCCGGATGGTCTATGGGGCGAGAAGAAGGTAAATTACATCCGCGTTTACGAGCCGAATAAATGGCAGTTGTACGTCGAGAATGATAAAAATGAATATACTCTACTATCCGAGGGAATCAATAGTCTCGGCAAGGTTCCTTTAATCACCGGCTACTCGAATCAAACCGGGTACATGACGGCGAAGCCTCCGCTGAGGGAGCTTGCTGAAACAAACCTTGCACATTTCCGCAGCGACAGCGACCAGAGAAATATATTGCACATGGCGAGAACGGCTACTCTTTTCGTCAAGGGATTCAGTGAGGATGAAACTAATGTGATTGCACTCGGTCCGAATCAGATAATAAGCACATCAAATCCTGAAGCCGATGTCAAGTTTGTGGAGCATACCGGCTCTGCTATAGATTCTGGCCTTAAAGATATTGAGAAGCTTGAGCAAAGAATGATGATGCTCGGCTTGCAGCCGTTCCTGCAAAACGTCGGCAATCAGACGGCAACGGGGCAGGGAATTGATGAGTCCAGGGCCAACTGTGACATACAGGCTTGGGCAATGTCTCTCGAATATATGCTTTATATGGCCTATGCGATGGCTGCCGAATGGATCAAAATGGAGCTTCCAGAAGATTTTAATATTATTGTTTTCAAGGATTTTGCTATCTGGTTCAGAGCCGCTCAGGAAATAAGAGATTTAATTACAATAAGACAAGCACGCGAATTATCAAGGGAGACGTTCCTGCACGAAGTAAAGAGGCGGGCATTGCTATCAGAGACTTTGGATGTTAACGAAGAAATAAACAGGATTGCTTCTGAGGGGCCGGCGTTTGGAGCTATAGGATTAGAACTATAGGATTATGATTTGAGTAATAATGGCTATAGGTGATAGCAAATTCAAACAGCTTCCTAAGTCTGTAAACGAGCTTATCGCAGACAGGGCCATACGTCATGCGCTTTATCTCGAACGCTACAAGACGCAGATGGTCAATGATATTTTGACGGAGTTCAACAGGACGCTGTCGCCGGAGCTTATCGCAAAGATAGAGAAAAGCCTTGAACGGATAACGTTAAAATCCAAAAGGATGCAGATACTTTTCAAAGACAACGGCGAATTGATACGCGAGGAATACAAGGTGATGGAAGCAAAACTGTACGAGCAGTTGAGGGACTTCGCGAAGGTCGAATCGTCCTGGCTGATAAAAACGCTTGAGAACATTACGCCGATAGCTTTTGATTTTGTCGCCCCGAGCGCAAACATTCTTAAATCTCTTGTAACGACAAAACCGATGGAAGGCGCATTGGTGAAAGACTGGTTTGATAAGTTAGCAAGAGATACTACTTTCAATGTTAATAGGGCAATACAAATCAACAGTGCAATACAATCGGGCATGATTGAGGGGAAGGGAATAGCGGATATAGTCAGGAGTATAAAAGGGACAAGAGCAGCCAATTATGGTGACGGTATTCTCAATGCTCCGCGATATCAACTCAATGCCGTTGTTCGGACATGTACAAGCAATGTATCTCATCTTGCAAGGGAGGAGGTTTATGCCGTCAATACCGATGTTGTTAAAGGGGTTGAAATTATTTCGACCTTAGATCCACATACCTGTCTTGAATGTATGAATCTCGACGGCAAGGTTTTCGATATCGGTGAAGGGCGAAGGCCCCCGTTTCATCATGGCTGCAGGTGCAGCGATGCTCCTGTTTTAAAATCATGGAAGGAGCTTGGCATTGACGCGAAGGAACTCGATCCCGGCACGAGGGCTTCGATGAACGGCCAGGTTGCTGCTACTCAGACATACCCGGCGTGGCTCAAAAAACAAACGACAGAGATTCAGAATGAAGCACTTGGAGTTGGGCGTGCGGAGTTATTTCGTTCCGGCCAATTAAAGCTAAACGACTTCATTAACCGATTGAATAAACCGTTAACGTTAAAAGAACTTGAAAAGATAGCAGGTTAAAGGATATGGGCAATTGCAAAGATTGTAAATGGTGGAAAGGCGTTTTAATCGCAGGCTTTATGCGGAAGTGCAACCAACCGGAAGCAATAATACATGATTATGGAGATACAATTATTCTTGAAGATGGACTACAAATTGAATCCGATAAAGACTTTGGATGTGTTGTAGGTCCCACGTTTGGATGCGTTAATTTTGAGAAAGCAGGGCAATGATAGTGAATAGAATATGGAAGAAGATAATTCATTTATAACAAATAATGATTTGGAAGATTACAAGGATTTTAATCCTGAAATTCCAAATGAAGTAAAAACTGATTCGGAACTTATTATAGATGGTTATTACTTCCCTTGGCTTGTTAATTAGTTAGTTTAGACAATTAAATAAAATATGCGGGTTTTCGCTTGGGCCGGCAGGCTTAGGCGGAACGCAAGAATAGAAACGACGGCTGTATAGGGGCCTATACCCTCTATGCAGCCGTTTTTTTATTGCCCGTACAAAGCTAATCAAGCGGGCGTGTGGCCCGCATAAAAAATCAATACCAGGGCGTGATGCCCGATGAGCGTGAAGCTCATTAAAAGGCGTGAAGCCAAGGAGTTTTGTGTTATGGCACTGAAAGCAGTCTTAGACAATCTGGATGGGATTTCTGAGGAAATCTCAAAAGAGTACAAAAAGCGTGATGATGGTAAATACGTTCTGGACGTGACGTCCGTGGACGGGTTTGAGCTGGCGGAGGTCAGCAAGCTTCAATCGGCACTTTCTAAGGAGCGCGAAAACAATCGCAAATCGGCAGATCAGTTAAAGGCATTTGAAAACCTCGATCCGGCCAAGGCGCGTGAAGCAATGAAGAAGGTTGAGGAAATGGCAACCTGGACGCCCGAGCAGAAAGTCAAAGAGCAGATCGAAGCCGTGAAGGCTTCTATGATCGAAGCTCACGGCAAGGAAAAAACAAAACTCGAAAAAGAGATTTTGGAGCTTAACAAGGATCTCGACGAACAGATGGTTACGCGCGAGGCCACGCAAGAAATCTCCAAGCAAAAAGGGAACGTTACGCTTTTGCTGCCA